TTAGGATTTTCAATAAAAGCTATTTCTGCTTTTGTCTCTTTTATTATCTCCTTGCAATGGTCCTTAGCTTGTTCAAGAACAGTTGTTAAATTTGGAAAGTTAGATGGATAAACACCATATATATAAAGATCATTTATAGCTGCTGCTACTCTTGATAAGCCTTGGTATCGTCTTTTTAATCTTTGTACTTTGCTGTCATAATCTAAGTCATGTGGAACATCAGTCATGTTTCCTCCATTTAGTATTTTCTATTTTTATTTCCAATTTTTTAACCTCCTGGGAGACAGGCTCAGTACCATCTTCAGCTTTTTCCTCAGATTCAAAAACTTCTTCAAGTACAAAACTTGCCTCTCCTGTTGTTGATTTAATTACTTTTGCCATTAGGAATTTCCAGTTTGTGTTGCTGTGTTACACTTTCAACTATGTTACCTTTGTTCCTAAGACTTTGGACCATTGGCATATTGTCAGACAAGCCTATTGCAACAAGCTCTCTGCTATTCATGTCATGTGGAGTATGCCATAAGCTGATCATATATTTACAATCAGCATCAGGATAATCTTGTTCTTCAATATCAATATAAAATTGTTTAGCTTTGTATATTGCCATGCTGCACCTCCAGCGATCTCTCCAGGACCTCATTGTCTTTTGTATTATTGTGTATGTAGCCTGGATTAATAAGATCATTAGTAGTTACTTTATAAAAATCTGCTAACTGTGTTAGCCTGTATGCACATGGCATATTTTTTCCTGTTTCATACTTATTCATTTGTTGATGTGTTACACCAATATGAGCTGCTGGAACTTTTTGCGGCATAAAAATTTTTCTATTTAATCTTAAAAATTTTAAATTGCTGCCAAGCATGACTGCAAATCTATGGCTATCTTCAGACTTATTTCTTGTCATTCTGATCCTCCATAAATTTAGCAATATCTTTTTGTATTACTCCAACATCAATTCCAGGACTGCCTTCTGTTGTTGCTTTAAAACAAGCTGTAGGCATTTGCTGAAATTTAGTGTGCATGTTCAGGTAATACTGAATAGATCCTTGCTTGTTCTTTATATACCAAGCTGTGTTGTCCAATCTTTTGTATGGACCAGTTTCAGGATCTAAGAAACTTTCTTTAGACATAGAGCAATAGCTCTCTCTTTTTTTCCTCATAATAAATCCTCCATAAATGAGTTGCGGTTAAGTTGAGTAGCAAGGACACTAATTAGTCTTGCTGCTATTTTTTGTGGAAACTCTATTGTTTCGCCATGATTAGATAATAATAAAATTTCTTCTTGTATTAGCGGCAGCTGATCAAATCTATCGTCAGCCATCTTTGTTGCTATTGATTGTATTAATTGTTCATTAAATTTTTTCTGCTGTTGCAGCTGCTGGTTTTCTTTTGAATTTGGAAATTTAAGTATGTTAGTTCCTACTTTAATCTCTTGGCTGTGGTTTTTTTCTGTACTCATTTTTTAAATATGTTTTGTACTCTTCTCTAAATTTGTCGTCTTTTTCAAAAGTTGATCTACCATTTAGTTCTTGATTTAGTTTCCACTCCAAGTAACTCATCGGTATCAACCTCTTCTGACTTTTCTTTGTGCATGTCATGTGATTGAACTATGTAAGCAAGAGCATCATCGTAAGTATCTTCTTTAAACTTATGTGTTGCTCTGACTAATTTTGCTTGTGCATACATCAGCGGTATCATGTGAGCTGGTATGTCTTGTGTTAAATATGGATCTAAGAGGATGGACCAAGCAGCAGCAATTTTTTTCATATTGCGATTGAATGATCCATAATCCTCTTCTCTGGATTGTTCTAATTGCTCTAATCTTTTATTTAGATTTTTTGCCATTAGTTTTGTAATCCTCATGAGCTTTTTGTATGTAGAACTCAACTGTCTTAGACATAGAGATAGGCAGCTCAAATTTTTTCTGCGAAAGCTCTTCCAACAGATGGTATGTCTTAATGTTGATTGCCACAGATTTAAATTTGTCTGGGTTCATGTTAAGCCTCCAACTCAGAAGGATTAAATGAAGTATCAGCAGCTCCACCTCCAGCACCATCTGCTACTTCTACTCTGTAGAAAGTAAAGAACTCAGTACCTTCAGGCAGTTTGCCTTTTCCACTAGCCTTTTGTTTATAAGCACCAAACTTATGTTTAACTCCATCAACAACTATTGTTCCTGATAGATCATAACTTTGTGGAGACTTTTTATTAGTTGCTATAAATGCAGCTCCTAAATCAGGTCTCTCTTTTTTTTGTTCATCTGTCATTAGATAACTCCTCTAGTTTGCAGATTTGATTTAACTGAAGTAAATCTTTCCATAAAGTTTTGGTAACTCATTGGATTATTAGCCTTCAGGTCGGATAGGAAAACTTTGTTCTTAGAAATCCATTCCTTATAACCTCCAGCATGACTAACAGCATTTAATTCTGTTAATGCACTCTGAATTTTTTTGTCTTGCTGCTCAATGGCATTAGAGACTTCTTCAGCTGATGCGATCTGATCGTTGGTAATACCAACCATTGCTAACATTCTGCCAACAGCAGATGTTTCTGCATTTTCTAATGCTGAAGTTTGATTTATTCTTGATGCAGTTCTTTTTTCTTCTGCATGACCAGTTGCAATTACTTTGCCACCAATCAGTCCTGATGCTTTCATAACTACAGTTTCTTTATCTGCTGAAATTATCTCAGTAAGGATCTGTAATTTTGCACCTAGGTTTCTTCTTACAACAGCTATTCTATGAGCAACTGTTGCGTATTCTTTTCCATGGATCGGTATCATTGATCCATTTTTTGATCTTTTAAAATCATTAATGGTCGAAATAATATCGTCTGGAATTATAGTATTATTGTCGTTAGACATATTACTCCTATGGTTATTGTTGCTATTATTAATCGCTGCTTCATTGCAGCTTTTCTTTTTTGACTAGCTTTGAGCTGTCGATAAAAATCTTTAGCAAATGCGTTGGTCCATTGATCCATTAATTTACTCTCCATAATTCTTTTGCCTCCTGGAGGAGCTCCTCTGGAAAATTATTCCAAGCATAAGGATGATCAAAGTTTCCATCCATCATGCCTACTGCATTTTCTATAATTTCATCTCTTGTAAGTTCTTGGAATTGAGACAATATTTTTTCTCTTCTCATGAATGTTCTGTTCATGATTTGTAAATTCTTTTGCATTCCTTCTTGGGTTAAATGTTTGCAGTTGTTGCTATCAAAGATCACATGACCTGATGCTGTTGCATACAGCAAATACACAGGAACTTGAAAATTCCAATTCGCTGCATACACAGCACATTGAACCAAATGGTTAAAGCTAGGTGTAACTGGCACAGGAGAAACAAGAAAACTGCGACTTCCATCCTTTTTAACTTTTCCTAAGCGACTATACTTAGTTTTAAGTTCGATAATCTTATGTGGAAAGGCAGATGCGTTAGAAGGAGCTAACTCAGCATCTGTCGGATTTGCACCGATCACATTTTGACTACCAAAATCAAAATCAATTCTACCAACAACAGGAAGAAGCGGAGAAGATATGTAAAGAGACTTCTCCAAGCTGTCAGTATTAATTGATATTTGTCTTTCACAAGTTACAGGACTTGTTACACCTAACTCTGTTAAACCAGCATTTGCTGCTCTGATAATTTCTGGAACTTCCTCCATGTATTTAAATTTTTTATCTGCATCTTTGTCATCGACTGGCTGGTATTCTTTAAAAATTTCTATTTGTTCCTGGATTGCATTGTCCAGGCTAATTTTTTCATTTGTTGTTGGAGCAACTTTTTTTGTTAATTTATTTATTTTGTAAATTGTATCTGCATGATGTTTTTGCAGAGCCTCTCCTACTCTTTTTCCAGCTTCCATAGCTGAGTTGCTTTTTAATAATGTTCGTCTTTGCTCCTGAGTTAAATAAACATAATTAAATAACCAAGCAGCATCAGGTATGGAAAACTGAGTAGGACTATAATGGTTGATGTTTAATTTTTGTGCGAAGAGAGGAAGTGTTTTTTCCTGTAGCGGATCTTCTAAAATTTTATCATTTAATAACATTGAGGCTGATATAAAGCCTCTGT